TTAGGTTCCGATCAAGGTTCGGACCGTGAGTTCTTTCAAGTTACGAAAGAGGAGGCTATCGAGGCGATTATGTTTATCGCCGAAGATTATGATAATGGAGAACCTACGTTCTACTAAAATCTGCGTGGCAACTTCGTGCGCGTGCGCGGCGCGGGTTAAACTTTTTTATAAAACAGTTGGTTCGTGTTGATTTATTTCGTATATTACCAATGAAGGAGGGAGAAAAAAAGGAGAGAGAAAATTAAATTAAATATATTATATAGTATATATTAAATAATAATATTATATATTATATATAAAGAATAATAATTAGTACAAGTTATGAGAAACAAAAATCTATTTCAAGAAAAAATTACCCGATTAGAGTCTATGTTAAATACTATTGGACGATCGGTGTCTTTAAATGATCACGACCAAGCTTACCAACATATCGAAAAAGCTAAAGATGTTCTTTCGGATATGCAAGCTATGGTTAACCGTGAAGAAGAATCTTACAACTAATATATGTTACAAGCAGAACAGATCCTCGAAAACTTCGACTTGCACCAACAAATTATCAAGTCCGAACTTGGTAATCGTGCCGATCAAGTACTTTCTATGCTTGAATCACTTGGAGAAAACTATATCATGTCTCCTGCTAGCGGTAAATCATGGTACCATAATGCATTCCCTGGTGGGTATGTAGATCATGTTAACCGAGTAGTAGAATGTGCCATTAAAACTATGAGATTCTGGGAGTCAATGGGTGCTACTATTGATTTTACCCGTGAGGAACTTGTTTTTGCTGCTCTTTTCCACGATTTAGGTAAGATTGGTGACGGAGAAGGGGTAGGTTACTTAGAGCAAATGGATAATTGGCGTAGAGATAAGCTAAATGAAATGTATGTCCCTAATCCCGACCTTGATTTCATGCTTATCCCCGATCGATCACTGTTTATACTTCAGAAATTCGGAATTTCCATGAGTCAGAAAGAGTTTTTAGGTATCAGACTACATGATGGTGTGTTTGATGATGCAAACAAAGCATACTTCTTTAGTCACAACCCAGACTCTCGTATGAAGACTAACATTATCAATATTCTACACTCAGCCGACTTCATGGCATCTAAGGTAGAGTACGATATTTGGAAGCGTAACGGTGGATCCACTAAAGCAAGCACACAGAAAACTAAATCTTCAACAGGCCAGTCGGTAAAATCTTCGGAAGGTCTATCAAACTTTGTTAAAAATCTATAAAAATGTTGGTTACCTGCATAATTTTAGCTATATTGATAATTATCTTTGGGTTCTTTACTTGGAACTTATTACGAAAAGTAGAGAAGCTAGAAGATATTGGTGAATATCAACAAAACTACATCGATAATCTCTCCACTATTATAGGAGAATCTTCAAAAAGGTTACGTGAAATTGATGAAAAAGGAACCTTCCAGTCGGACGACGAAGTTGGATTCTTCTTTAACAATATTAAAGAGATTCAGAGAGTGCTTGACGAGTTTAACATAAACTAAACTATGGGCAGAAAAAAAAGTAAAGCAAATTACTTTACACAGGATACAGAAGATGCAATAGTAGCGTATAATAATTCAACTGATTCAGACTTTAGAAATAAGATCTTCACAGATAGAATCTATTTCCCCTTCTATAAACTTGTTGAGAACATAATTCATACCTTTAAATTCTATTACACAGACGTTGACGATCTCGAAGATTTAAAACTTGAGGTCGTTTCCCTGTTAGTAGAAGAGAAAATACATATGTTTGACCCCACTCGAGGAGCAAAAGCATATTCCTACTTTGGGACTATTGTAAAAAGGCACTTAATTAACTACAATAATAAGAACTACAAGCGTTTAAAACAATTAACAGGTGTTGAAGTGTACGAAGGATCTTACGATCTAGACACACCGGAGGTTCGTCCTTATGCAATTAGCCTGAAAGAGGTATTTAATCTATATATTGAACGTACTTACGAAAAATTAGATACTCTTTTCCCTAAAGAAGCAGATCGTCAAATTGCTGACGCTGTATTAACTTTATTTGAAAAGCGATATGACCTGGAGATCTTTAAGAAAAAAGCTCTCTATATCTACATACGTGAGATGACTGGAACAGAAACTCCGTACCTCACTAAGGTAATTAATATATTGAAAGAAGAGTTCTACCTACTATACAACGATTTATACGAAAAAGGTTTTATTGACCTAAAAAAATACTGATTCTATTTATAAAAGAAAAGGTATGGGTCTAGATAAAAAACTATTTCAAGATAAGACCTTCTCCGATGTACTAGAAGAGATCTACAGTAATTCTAAAAAGAAAGAAAGGCAGATCAATGCTCTAATCGGAGAACTAAAACCCCTTATGGAAAATATTGGGGATGCTACTCTCATTGTTCCTATGATCGCTAACTACCTTGAAATTGGTGTTAAGAACGATAAACACCTAATTGACATGTTAGCTGTTGTACAACGTATGGAGAATGCATCTAAGAGCGGCGACGCTGCCGGATTTGAATTAGGAGCTGAAGAGCTTGCTCAAATCCTAGAACAGATGGACGACGCTATTGAAGAACCTAACAAAGGGAAGTAATGCGCTTATTTGATCTTACTAAGACTGCAAACAGTCCTATAAATGAAGTTCGTAAAATATCTTACGGTAAGGTCGTAAGCGTAAACTATAATATCGAAACTCCCGATGATATTGGATCAATAGAGTATCAATTCTTAACTGATATAGAAGGGATTATAAGAGGACAAGCCTTTCCTCTTTTCCCGTTCTTAAAACAACCCCCGTTAATAGATGAAACAGTAGTACTTCTATCAGCACCTTCCGAGGTAACTACAGAAGAAAATCACTACGTTAAGACCTACTATATTACATCCGTTAACATGTGGAACCATCCGCACCATGGAGCTATTACAGAAACTAAGCAAGCTGTTACCCTTGGAGCAGATTTTCCTGAAGTAGCAGATGTTAACCCTATGTTACCTTTTGAAGGAGATACCATACTAGAGGGTAGATTAGGACAGAGCATTAGATTCTCTCAGACAGTACCAGGTAAGACCCCATGGACTGGTAGCGCTTCAGGTACACCTATTATTGCAATTACAAACGGACAAGTTAACGTAGGAAATGGATTTGAATTTGTATCTGAAGAGATTAATACAGACTACGCTTCAATATACCTGACATCTAACCAGCAAATACCTCTTCAACAGTCTTATACAAAAACAACCTCTTTTGATACCCCGCCTACTACTGTACCTAATTATAACAACAACCAGGTCTTAATAAGTAGCGGAAGAGTGTATTTAAATGCAAGTACAGAGAGAGTTTTAATTAATGGAGCAGAAGGAGTAGGATTAGCAGGACAGACTCTTAACCTAGATGCAACAAAAAGCATTACCCTAGATGCTCCAGAAATATACCTCCTTGCAAACGCTAAAGACCAATCTCAACACGCAGTACTAGGAGACTCTCTAGTAAATGAAATTGACAACCTCTACAGCGATTTACAGAACGTACTAAGTGAATTAGGAGTACTAGCAAGCGCAGTAAACTACTTACCGATGGTAGAAGCAGCAAGTACAGCTTTAGCTAATCTAGAAGGACGTCAAAAGAAGTTGCGCAACAAACTACTAAGTAAAAGAATATACCTAAGTAAATAATGCCTAACTTCTTTCAATCTATAGCTAGTGTAGAACCCTGTGACGGTAGAGACCTGTTACAGAAACTCACCTACCTAGTAGTTTCAGAAGTAGCTAAGAAGAAAGCAGAGATGTGTACAAACCTAGAAGAGTCTTTTGCAGACTTTGGGTTAGAAAACTTTTCTCCATGTCAGCTACTAAACCAGACTACTCTCGATAAGCTATTAGGAGGCGATACAGACGGTGCTATAAACTACATACTATCAACTCGAAAACTACCCCCACATTCTTTTAAGATACTTAAATCAGGTTATAACTCTCTAGAAGATAAAGAGAAAGAGGAAGTAGAGAAGTATCTAAGAACTCTTGGAACAAACTACGTTAGAGGGCAGATTGAACCTATCATACAGGAAAAGATTGCTGAAATTATAAAATGTCCTGATGAAGCGGTAATTAATAAGCTTCTAACTAAACTTGAGAATACAGTTAGAACTGTAAATAACCTCACCGATAAAGTAAACCGACTAGACAGTTATACTGCACCAACTTCGGCAGTTGTAAATGTACTCAACCAAGCATTTAAAGCTGCAGACATAGCCATACTCGCATTAGACGTAACACTCCCAGCAGTTGCTGCTACCCCAACCGGAGCATCCGGTATTATTGCCAGAGTTATAGGTAAGGTAGAACGGTTTATAGATAACAATAAAGATGATGTACAGAAACTAGACGATAATCTGTGTAATGCTGCTAAGGCAATCCGATTTGCAAAAACACAGTTACTTATTATACAGACGTTACTTCAGGTATTAGACGTACTTCTTAGAGCATGCCTAATCAAAAAAGGTCAAGACCCACAGGCGTTAGCCACCTTTACACCGATTGCATTCGAGCGCTCTAGACAGTCTATCGAGTACAGAGGTTATACTCTAGAAATTCGAACAGATAACAATGATAGCGGAATAGCACCACGCCGCTTTGCTGTAGCTCTAGATCCGGCAGGGGTAGTTGTATTACAAGGCGTATCGTCTTTTAGTTCTAATACCGAAATACTTTTAGAAGAACTTAAGTTTAGAATTGACAACCAATTAGGTTAAATCTATTTATTATTATGAAAGCTAGTGAATTTAAAAAATTAATTAAGGAAGCGGTTAAAGAAGCCATCAGGGAGGAGCTAACAGAAGTTAATGTACCTTCACCTGCTCCGCTTCAAGAGCGAGCACAACCAGTAGTATACCAACCTACAGGTAATCCTGTGACCGATGCTTTAAACGAAACCAGATCTAGTATGGCTACAGAAGAGTATAGAAACGTCGGCGGCGGTACATTACGAGCATCTTTAGCACAAAATTTTGATAGGAGTATGTTTATGCCAAAAGGCAACTACTCTCCGTCTTCAACAGATCCTCAAGCTGTAGCTCAATCTATTGCCGCTGCACCAAAAGCAGGGCTAGACTTAACACAGCTAGGGTTTGTGAGTAAAGCCGCCGCCATTGTTGACGGCGCTAAGCAGAAAGATAAGCAAAGGTTTGGAGGATAATGGCATATAAAGTTCAAAGGATTAACCCATTAGATCTACAGCCAAGAAAGGCCGTGGGAGTAGCTTTACCGTTATCCGGTAGAGCTGTCTTTAATTCTACGTACACTACTAAAGATGCTACTAAGGCAAACTTAATTAACTTTTTTCTCACTGGAAAGAATGAACGTATATTAAATGTAGATTTTGGAGCAGGACTTAGAAATTTTCTTTTTGAGAACCTAACCCAAGACACAGTAGACTCTACCAGAGAACTTATAAACCAGTCCTTAGAGCTATACTTCCCACAAGTAGTAGTAAATAACCTTGAACTAAAAGCATACCCAGATCAGAATCTAGTGACATTTGCACTGAAGTATTCTGTAAAGGAAACTAATATTACAGATGAAATCGTAATTAACTTTGAGCAATAATGGCACAAGAGAGAGACATAAAATACGTTGATAGAACCTTTAGTGACTTCCGTCAACAGCTAATAGACTATACAAAGAACTACTTCCCGGATACCTATAACGACTTCTCTCCAACATCACCAGGTATGATGTTCATGGAGATGGCTGCATATGTAGGAGACGTCCTTTCTTTCTACCAGGATATTCAACTACAGGAGACATTCTTACAGTATGCCCAAGAACCGGGTAATCTTTACAACATGGCTTACATGATGGGGTACCGTCCTAGGATTACAAGCCCCTCCACAGTTGATTTAGACGTATATCAGAGAGTACCCGCTACCTCTGTTGCTGGTCAAAATGTACCTAACTATGATTACGCTCTAGTACTAAGTGAAAATATTGAATTACAATCTACTACTGGAACCCCAGTAAAATTCCTAACACAGAATAAAGTTAATTTTGCTTACTCTAGTTCTTACGATCCTACAACAGTATCAGTATACGCTACAGCAGGCGGCACAGTCACTGAATTCTTACTTACTAAGAAGGTAAAAGCAATCTCTGCTGAAGTAAAAACCACTACTGTTGAGGTTGCTTCCTTAGAACGCTTTAAAACTGTTACATTATCTGAAGATAACATTATAGGAGTAGTGAGTATCTCCGACGGTACTAATACCTGGTACGAAGTACCTTATTTAGCCCAGGATACAATCTTCACAGAAGTTGCTAATACAGGCGCAGATAAATCAACATCTCCATATGTAATGCAACTACAGAAGGTACCTTACAGGTACGTAACTAGGTTTACATCCGGAGGCGCTCTACAGATACAATTCGGTGCCGGTACATCAGGTACAGATGATTCTGTTATAACTCCAAACCCAACTAACGTGGGATTGGGGGATATTACCACCGGTGTCTCTGCTATAGATAAAGCATACGATCCTTCAAACTTTATGTTTACAGGAGCTTACGGCCACGCCCCACTGGGTACGCTAACAATTCAGTACCTAGTAGGAGGAGGAGTGGAAGCAAACACCCCAGCAGATACTATCACTACAATTCTAAATAACCAAAGCCCAGCCTATTATGGTGTTGGAGCATCAGGAACTACCTACTTAAACTCCCTAGCATTCAATAACCCAGAACCGGCTACAGGAGGTAAAGACGGAGATACTATTGAAGAGTTAAGGCAGAATTCAACAAAAGCTTTTAATGAGCAACTAAGAACAGTAACAAAAGAAGACTATACCGTAAGAGCTCTTTCACTACCTTCTAAGTTTGGAACAGTAGCCAAAGTCTTTGTTACCCAAGATCAAATATCCTCTACCCAATCTACTACCGATGCAATTATAGACAGTAATCCTTTGGCTTTATCAATGTACGTATTAGCGTATAATGGACAGAAGCAACTTACTGTAGCAGGAACTACTCTAAAACAGAACCTTAAGACATACCTTAACCAGTATAGATTAGTAACAGACGCAGTTAATATTAAAGATGCTTTTATTGTTAATATCGGTATTAAATACGAAATAGTTATTCGACCTTCTGCATCTGCCCGTGAGGTATTATTAGGATGTACAGAAGCACTCAAAGACTACTTTGCAGTTGATAAGTGGAGTATTAATCAACCTATTAACATCTCTAAATTATATACCGTACTAGATAAAGTGAAAGGAGTGCAGACTGTTCAAAAGATTGAAATAGACAATAAGACAGGTGGAGAATACTCTCAGTATGCGTACGATATTAAAGGAGCGACCAAAGGTAACATCCTTTATCCTTCTTATGATCCATGTATTTTTGAAGTTAAGTACCCGAACATTGATATTGAAGGTCGCATAACTACATTATAAAATATTTATTAAGAAACCATGGCTGTTTACAAAATATTTCCTGAAAAGACTGCTACACTCTATTCCGAGTTCGCAAATATGAACACCGGTAGGGATGAGATCTTAGAACTTGCATCCTACTACAAGGGTACAGATTCCTATGTAAACAGAACTCTCATTCAATTTAACTCTACGGAATTAGCTGAAGTACTTGAAACACACGTACTAGCTTCCACAGGAGATGCAACAGCATTTAGCGCATCACTTAAGTTATTTTTAGCTAGTGCTAACGAACTTCCAATTGGATATACATTAGAAGCTCTACCAGTATACACCGGCGCTTATGGTACATGGGTTGCAGGTAACGGTAAATATGGAGACCTTCCACGTAACAGTAGCGGAGTTACCTGGGACAGTATAGAGGGTACAGGATCAGATAACTGGGGCACTATCTCTAACGTAACTTCATCCTACGACCTAGTGGAAGGCGGCGGATCCTGGTACACAGCGCTACCTGGCTACAACATTACAGCAACTCAAACACACGCTGTGAACTCAACTCATGACGTTAATATAGACGTTACCGGTGGCACAAAAGCACACTATAACGGAGCAATTAACAACGCAGGATTTTTATTAAAACTAACAGGTAGTCTAGAGTTTCAAACAACTCGCCAGCTATACCTAAGATACTACTCCGCTAACTCCCATACCATCTACCCTCCGTGCTTAGAAGTAAAATGGGATGACTTTGCAACTGCATCTGGACTAAACGAAATTACAGATACAAACGCAGTCATTAAGATAAAAAACAACAGAGGAGAGTATACAGACGAAGGTAAACAGAGATTTGAGCTACACGTAAGAGCTAAAAACCCTGTTAGAACCTTCTCAACTTCTTCTAATTACCTCCAAAATTATTTCTTACCTCTTACTTCATACTGGGGTCTCCGAGATGAAAACACAGAGGAAATGGTAATTGACTTCGATACAACCTATACAAAATTAAGTCGAGCAAGTACTGGTAACTACTTTGATGTGTATATGGGAGGTTTAGAACCTGAACGCTATTACAGAGTACTAATCAAAACAACAATATCTGGTACTACTTCTATCATAGATGAAGACCTAGTTTTTAAAGTTGTAAGAAATGGCTGAGAAAATCACATTAAATAAGACATACCTCAACAACAAGAACTTTAAAGATACTGTAGACACCTCTTTTAAGTTTTTTGCAGAACCGGTACCCGTCATCGACCCAGACACCATTGAAGAGCTTTTTAGACTATACAATAAACTCTTCTACCAGATACCGGTGAACGGACCAAACTCCCACCAGTATATTGTAACAAAGAGCTCAGAACTATATACTGCACCGCAGGTTAGTGAAGAGATACAGCCACTCCTAGACGAAGTAGCAGATTTAAGAGCAAGACTTTTGCAAGCAAACGAACAGATTCTTCAACTATCACAGCAGGTAAATAATGGCTGATATTAAATACAATCTAACTCCTACTGCGCCAACTGGGTACAGAGACTTCACTCCTCAGGATATTAACTTGAGCACAGAAGTATTACTGCCTGCAGAGTTTAACAGGTCACAGCATATAATTCAACTACACATCTACAATCCAATAGGAGAAAGATTGTTCTCTGTAGCAGATTACCGGAACGCAAAAGAGCTATCAGATTCTGCAAGCGCAGGAAAGACAGGCACAGATGCACTCTATATAGACCCTATTGAAGATAGTAAGGCTTACGGCTTTACTACTGGCAATGTAAATCTAAACTACCTCTTCTTAAAGCCTTTACTACCAGTTGGACTAGCTATAAAAGAACTTTCTTCTGATCGTACTGAATTAAAAGTAACCCCTACAGGGACTGTAGATAACCTGCAACAGGTTGTGCAGGACCTTAAAACTAGGTTTACCTCTGATGTGTACTTTGATGAACTTAGGTTAGACTTTGGAAACAACGTACAACTGATCGGTATTAATATAGATCAAGATAATACAGGTAATATACTTATAAAGCTTTATGAACCGCTTCCAAGTACTATTCAACTCAAAACTGTATTTCGTCTACTAGAAGAAGTCGCCAACCCGGTAGCGTATTACGTAACAGCCACCGTTACTCCGACCGTACCCACCGTTAACTTTTTAAAAGGACCTAACTTTAATATTGAAGTAGACGGATCTCCTTCTATCTCTACAGAGTACCTCGACTACAATGAACTATACAGTTACCCGGTAACAAGTTCTTATCACCAAGCTCTCACGCTACTTTCAGGCAGCGATGTACGTATTAATGTTGATTATACAGACTATACAAATTTTGTACATTTCTCCTCTGCTTACGAGCGCCTGGTTAATTTTAAGTATAAGCTAGATCTTGTAGCCAACTACGAAGATCAGAAAGCTGCTACAGGAAGCCTTTCAAACACCCAGACTGCTGTAACTCAATCTAACTTAAAATACGATAACCTTATTACAGGTATTATTTCTAAGTTCGATGGATATGAGAAATATCTGTACTTTGAAAGTAGTAGTAAATCTTGGCCTAAATCTAGTTCAACTCGCCCGTACTTAAATCTACCTAGCACAGACGCTGCTGCAACAGCATGGTTTGTAGCTCAAGCAGAATCAGCATCTCTATATGATGAGTTAAATGAAAGTAGGTTAGTAAGTTCTATCCCTGAGTTTATTAGACAGGATAGCGAAAATGCACCGTACAGCCTATTCTTAGACATGGTAGGTCAGCATTTTGATAACCTATGGATTTATGCTAAAGGAGTAACAGATAAGTACGATGCAGATAACCGATTAGACTACGGAGTTTCTAGAGACTTTATAGAAGCTACTCTAAAATCTTTCGGAGTAAAACTATACAGCTCTAACTTCTCTACCGGTAATTTAGCTTCAATGCTGATTGGAGAATGGTACGATAGCGGTTCAGAGTACATAAGTACCTTTGTTACTGCTTCAAACGAACCTACACCAGACAGTAACATACTACACGAAACCTATAAAAGACTTTACCATAACCTACCCTACCTCTTAAAAACAAAAGGTACTGAGAGAGGATTAAGAGCACTTATAAACAGCTTCGGTATTCCAAGTGGCTCATTAGAAGTTAAAGCATACGGGGGTGTAGAAAGACCAGGAGCTACTCCATACTTTGCTTCAGGATTACCAGAAGGAGATAAGCTTAGGCTTAATAATACAGGTAGCATAGTTCCTGGAGAAACTCTTTCTCAATACGTTTCTATTCAAAAAGACGACAATAAGTTTACACAAGACTTACACACAGTTGAAGTAGGTTTTTCCCCAAGCTATAATGTTGATAACTTTATAAGCGGTGGCATCACAGGAAGCTTTAACATAGACCAGTATATAGGAGATCCTCGTTACCTATACTCTAAAAGCTACAGTAACGATACTAACGGCAACTTATATAAAGTAGCAGAGACACTTCTATCGGGGTCAAATTCCTACGACGTATTTGACTTTATTAGGTTAATTAAATTCTTCGACAACCAGTTGTTTAAAATGGTAGGAGACTTTCTACCAGCTAGAGACGTTGTTACTTCCGGAGTTATTATAAAACCACACGTACTAAATCGCAGTAAAATACAATCTGCACAGACAAGCTACACTCGTCCAGAATATACTGCTTCTATTGATACGTTATTCGTAACAGGATCAGATGGCGGTGTGATAGATGAATACTCTACCGCACATACTGCTAGCATACAGACGTTAGTTGGTGAACTTACACAAATCAGAAACACGGAAGTTGAAAAGATAAACGGGGAACTCGGAGGAAGTACTCTAGATCTATACAGTGGAAGCTTAAACGAAGCTAATGTATTTAAGCAGTTTAATGCTCAAGAGATCACCTACGACTATATAGAGTACTTAGAAGGCGATTCTCCTACTATAACAGAAGATGATTTCTTAACACAGCTTCCAGTATCAGTCGGTAAGATGTATACCTTCCGTGCTTATCAGCCTAAAGGAGGGTACCACTACCTAAAGTATATCTTATTTAGAAATATCAGTGCAAATGGAGTGGACGTAAAAGAAGCTGTACGAGTTCTTGAAGAAATATACGTCAACGGAGTTAAGTACAGCTTTGCAGAAAAAAATGTAACTGGAGCAACTACGCTACTTACATTAGCAGATCCAGGAGGAGGCTTCTTTGCAAATCCTGCTGCTTTCCCAACTAGCCAGGTAACAGTTCCTGTAATACTATCACCATTCTTTACTGCAAGATTCGACAACTCAGACTACAACGCATTATTTAACAATGCATCTTTAGTTGCAAATACAGGTATTGTACAGAAGGTAGACTACTCCGACAATCCTTTAATACCTATTAACCTTGCTGGACTTTTGACTAACACAGCGGAAAAGTCTGATATGCAAGAGTATGTACACAATAGTACAGGGTACGTAAGAGGTAGGTATAAAGGGCACCAACTTAACGCTGTAGCGATAAATAAGTATACCGTAGGAGATAGTTCATACGGTACAACTCCTGTACTAGAATCAACAACTCCGTACTTCTGTATCTTTGATTATATCTCAGGATTCTCTCCTGAGCATAATAAAGCTAATGCAATTGTAATTGGTTACATTGTTGACGAAGAAGGTAACCTTACAACTCCTGACGCTACTGTAGCATTGAACCTTCTCAAGCAAGGATTCCCGGCAAATAGTGAATTCGAAGTATCTATTAAGAACGCTAATATTGGCGGTAGTGAAGCTACATTACTAGGTAACCATTCAGTACTTAGATCTGGAACTCGTTTAGAACCGCTACTCTTCTCCTATACAGCACCAACATACTTAAACCCTGTATTTAGTACAGGCAACAAGTTAGAGTTTAGAGCAGATCCAACACTTGCTACTTATAATGCACGTGCTACTGGATCTAACCAATCTATTACTAATCTTAACATTGAAGATGTTACTAAGGTTACATTTGGGAAAGAACTACAGGACGATGCAGGGTACTACAACCCAGGAACTTCTATATATACATTCGGATCTGATACAGAACAGCAAGTTAAGTTTAATGCATCCTTTTTAGTATCAGGAGACGGATGGCCAAATCCATATGGCGGTGACCCCGGCTTAGCAGAAGTTCGTCTAGAAGTAGCCACAGATGGAGGTACTTTTGACCCTGCCTTTACTACGACTTTAGCAAGCAAACAATTCACATATATAAATTACATTCTAACCCCGGTAGCACTTACTGCTCCATTTAGAAACTTTAACAGTGGGGAAGCAGTAAGAACGGTAGTAGAGATTTTAGATAGAACAGCTGATTTAACTTTTATCTCAAGCATACTAACAGTAGGCAGCTATGAATCAGGCTCTACCTACATAGGAACAGGAAGTGACGGGTATTTCTTCTCAACAGGTAGCTTAAGTTCTCCTACGGTACTAACAGGAAGTACAGACCTATCCAGTAAGTACGGAAACTACTTCGAAGGAGTCTCAGGATCTGCTTCTCAAGGCTTCAACGGAGTAAACCTTCAATTTACTTTACAACGCGGGGATGAAATTAAGTTTAACAACAGCGAAACTCAAGCATATATGGTTACAGATGTATTAACACCTTCGGAAACTACGACCGGACGTTTATACGTAACATTAGATAAGACAATGAGTACTGCAGTTAATAAAGATTTCTTCGCCCTGCGACGCTATGTTGATAGCAGTAACATGATACTGATGAACATAGACAGAGTCGCTGGTACTCAAAATACAGGAATACTTTACCCTAAGTACCCATCACCACGTCTTAAAGCAAACTACGAAAAAATTATATCTGATTTAAAAACAAAGGGTATTTTATAAAAGACATATTTATTAGTATAAACCACTGAAACATGGCATATTTAAACAACTCGGTAGTCACAGTTGACGCTATCTTAACAAAGAAAGGTAGAGAGCTTCTAGCAAGAGGTGACGGTTCTTTCCGCATCACTCAATTCGCTCTTTCCGATGACGAAATTGATTACACTCTTTACAACACTTCACATCCATCTGGATCTTCTTACTACGGTGAGGCAATTGAAAGTATGCCACTATTAGAAGCCTTCCCTGACGAGACTCAGATCATGAAGTACAAACTTGCAACTCTCCCTAGAGGTACTGCTAGATTACCGATCCTAGATATTGGGTATTCTGCTATTACATTAAAGCAGGGCGCTTCATTAGCAATCACCCCTCAGACGTTAAACTATCTAGGAGCTAATCAGACTTTCGAAACAAGCGGATATACTGCTACAATTGCTGACGCTAGAATACTTTCAACGTACAACGGAGTAGGTGTTAATACTGACGAAGCTATTAGGTTGAATTCTACAACGACATTAGGTACTAACGTCTCTAAGACTGTAATCGGAACTTCAATTAACCTTACTGCAACAACAACGAATACCTTATTCGGTACTGCAACACAATTACAGACAACAATTACGGTAATTGGTAGAGACTCTGGAGCTAGATTGACTATCCCGGTAACCATCACTAAAATAAACTAATAAGATATGTCATTTAAGAGATTCGAAGCTGACGATCTAGTAGTAAGCGCTGAACCAGTATCAGCTCCAGTATGGAGTACCGGTACACCTATTTTAACAGCCTTTTACACATCATCTACTCAACCTGCATCAACATCGGGAAACTACTACCTAGATGTATACCACACAGCATCATCTGTAGACGGTGCTGCCGTTCAGCTCGCAATCGCATACGCTGACGCCGCTGGATCAGGATCAAGCCCGTACAACTCTGCTGTTGTGGGTAAGAGTTACTCTTCTACGATCTACGGTCAATATAGATCTTTAGTATTAGGAGATGAAGATTCAAGCTTTAACTTTGGTGGAACTACTGTAGATTATTTCTATGCAATTTCAATTGATAGAGATAGATTTAAAGAATCACTACTTCCAGCATCCTTTAACTTAGCATTAAGCGGAAGTGAAGGTACAATTCACCTAACAGATAATAGCGTAGACACTACAACACTGTCCTTTAACGATGCAGGTAGAGTATATCAGATTGTAAGCGGATCAAATGGCGCAGCATATAGTGGCACCGGTTATACACCAGCATCTGGATCATACGGATACTTCTTACCAGACATTGGAGTAGTGTTATTAAGCGGACTAGCATTAAGTGGTAGTGCAGCAGCAGGAGGTATTGGACTCTCTATTACAAGAGGCTCTACTACACCATCTCCAACAAATATGGCTAAGCTTTACAATGCTCTCGTACTTGGAGGCTCTTTCCAACTAAACTATAAAGAAACTGTATCTTCACAGTTTGTATTTGCTAGAGTACGCAATAGTGAGTTTAACTACTCAACTAACCCGTCATACATCACTGGATCAGGTGACCTAAGAATCTCCAACATGGTAGATGCACCTCAGACGTATATAACTACCGTGGGTATGTATAACGACAATAACGAGCTTCTCGCCGTAGCAAAACTTTCAAGACCACTATTAAAAGACTTTACTAAAGAAGCCTTAGTTAGAATCAAGCTTGACTTCTAAATGAATGAGTGCGTTTATAAAACTAAACAAACAGGATGCATACATAACATCCTACACTGCGCATAAGACTTGGATCGTTTCTAAAAGCGATCTAAGCTCTTACGGCATTACTGTTTACTCTGCACTTTCAAGCTCTGGGGACGTATACGTTAACCAGGCTACATCTACAGAAGATAGTCAGTACGCCGAACTAGTATACAAGAACCTCCACCACCTATATTACTCTAGATTTACAACAGGAAGTGCAGTAAGCAGTTCATACTTTACGTACGATCAGACTACTTTACATGAGAGTGCTTCTAGAGAAATCTATACAACCGCTGCCCTAATCTCTATACCAAAAGAGGTATACGGACATGCTATCAAACCAGGAAGCTTTAGCATGGCAGCAGGAGAAAACTCTGGAAGGTATGTATCTTCTAGTTTTGTATCCGGAGGGTATATTATAGAGACTGAAAGAGACGGATTTAGGTTATACGATGACGGTGAAGGAGTATTGAGAGATGCTGATAAAGCTGGCATGAAAGTAGGAGATATTATCTACACTCACGGGAACGTAATTATCACAGATGAGACTACAGTTGCTGAATTGCAAGATAACTACACAGTAGCATGGCAAGCTTCTCATATAGTGTATACGCATAACTACCGCTGTAAAGCTAATGAAGCTCAACTAAACTACTCCCAGAATCCTTCTATTAAATCAGGAAGTAATGGGTACGTTTATGACTACGCAACCGGTAGCTACTTCCAGCCCTACATTACAACAGTAGGGTTATATAACGATGCAAATGAGCTAGTAGCCGTAGGTAAGCTAGCACAACCGGTACCTAAATCAAGGTACACAGATATGACCTTCGTAGTGAATTTTGATATTTAATATAAAAGAGCAATGGCAATCACGTTAAGATATACAGGAACTGATACAGGTGGTAAGACAAGCGAGCTTACCTATCAGGAAATGAACGACAATTTAAAGTCGTATTACTATTCTAGCTCTTTATCTGGGAGTACACTTCAAATGTATACTACTGGAAGCGTTAGCCACTCTATCGACCTCTCTTCGTTTCTAGATAATACCAACACTAATATATACAACACAGACGGTACACTAACGGGTAACCGAACAGTTGCAGGAGATGGAAGTAGCTTAACATTTGACTTCCAGAGCGCCAACTTTACAATTCAAACCGCCGAAGAACAGAGTGTTACTATAACCGGATTACCTCAAGCAAACTCTGCACAAATACTAGGTATCGACGGAAGCGGCAATCTCTCATTAATGCTTACCAGTTCAATCCCAGGACAAGGTGGAACTGATACAAACTTATACAACACTAACGGTACTCTTACAGCAGCTAGAACAGTCACAGCAAACGCTAACAACCTTACTTTTAGTTTTGCTGACGCTAACTTTACTATCGGATCCGGCGGCGGTACTGGAGGAGACGTAATCATCTCAGACCTAAGACAAGCTAGTACAGATAGCATGATGATGATCAATGCTGGTACTGGGGTAGTATCCTGGATGGCTACTAGCTCATTAGGGTTAGGAGGATCAACATCTCCTGGAGGCTCAGATACTCAAGTACAGTTCAACGACAGCGGTAACTTTGGAGGTGATAGCGGGCTTACTTACAACAAAACATCTAACAGGCTAACCATCACTGCTCCTTCTAGCCCAACTAGAACAGCACCCAACCTACTCCTTAATAGTGAACTTGCGAACGTTACTGCTGGAGAAGTATTCGGTGTTATTGCAGCAAATAACGCTACCGATCAGTACAACCCCGCTAGCTATCCTGCATCTATTCAGTTTGTTGCAGATACTAACTTTGCACCAGGTAACTACGATGCTAGAATCGGCTTATTTGTAAATAATAATGCTACAGAAACAGAAGCATTAAGATTAAAAAGCTCAGGACAAGCTAGCCTTCCACAATACGGTTCAGGCACGTTTACTGGTACAAATGCATACTACTTAGCAGTATCTGCCTCTGGCGAGGTAATTGAAACAGCTCCTCCAGGAGGATTTACAAGACCAGGCTCAGATACATCTATAACATATGATACGTACCTACAAACAATAAATACGTACTCTGTTAACGCTGTTGGCACAAGCCCAGCTGCACCAAGCTCAAACGGAGATGTATCAATCAGATACGCAGTAAGTAATATTGGATCTAATGTAGATAGAATTGATGTATACGATTCAGACGGTACTGACCGTAGTGCTACTTTATTAAACTTAGCAATAAGCGGTTCAATTACCATTGCTCAAGTAGGAGCAGGAGCACATACAGAAGTCTATAGAATTATCTCAGTTACGGACAACACCAGCTATGTTAGCTACGCCGTATCTTGGGTAAGCGGAGATGATGCAGCAATGTCAACTATAACCACAGATACATTTACATTTAACGCTGACTACGAATACACACTTAGTACAGGTTACAATAGACTGCTAGTTACAAATAACTCAAATAGCGCTGCTAACCAGTTTAGACTAGCACCTCCAGCAGGAGCATCAGCTGGAGATGAAGTTATAGTTGAATTAAAAATCAACACCAGCGGTGTAAATGTAAGACCTACATACTACGTCAGAACCGGAACTCCTACCTTTATGATCGCAAACAGAGTTTCGCAGATTGATGGAGGTACAATAACTGGGATGGAACTAGATACTAACGACATTGCTATTATGAGATTCCAAGTTAACGATATTGGCTCGATAGAAGGTCTGATGTTACTTGGAGCAGTTCAAATGGTGAACGCTTAAAATATTGAATTATGACACAACCTACCTGGGAATATAAAGGTAGGCTTATAACCGAGATCTCAGACATGCCTGAAGGTACGTTTGGTTTCATTTATAAGATTACTCATATTCCATCTAACAAGAAATATATCGGTAAGAAGGTTCTCTATAATAATAGAAAAAAGCCTTTAACTAAAGCCGAGATTGCTGAACAGACCGGACCTGGTCGTAAGCCAACTCATAAGATTGTTACAACTGAGAGTGACTGGAAGAAGTATTGGGGCTCTAATAAAGAGTTTCAAAAAATAGTAAAGATCTACCCATCCACTGAATTCTCAAAAGAGATTATTGAATTCGCACCAGGAAAGAAACTTCTTACGTATTACGAATGTAAGTACCTATTTGCATTAGGAGTCTTAGAAGACCCTGATATGTACTTTAACGATAATATTTTAGGAAAGTTCTATACAAAGGACTTTTTAGTTGGAGATAAGAAATAATATTCGTATATTAGGATATTAACTAGTTATACCCTATATGGAGAATACTCTACTGCTCAATGCACTAGAAGGTGTTTTAGGTAAGTCACATAAGCGAGCAAGAGACAATCATGCGTTTCATTGCCCGTTCTGTAATCACCGTAAACCTAAGCTTGAGATTAAGATGGTTCCTGATGAAAAGGGACATAATCCTTGGGAGTGCTGGGTATGTAATACACGTGGACGTACTGTAAAGTCTTTACTCCGCCAGATGAATATTGGCAAGGAAGAGGCTATTGAAGTTCTTAAGTACGTTAGAAAAGGAGAAAAGATTACCTACCACGATCTAGAAGTAGTAGAGCTTCCTAAAGAATTCCAACCACTCTCCTCAGCCTCAACAACTTCGGTAATTGCTAATAAGATCCGCAATTACCTATCTAAAAGAGGTATGACTGAGAATGATTACATAAAATACAACATTGGCTACTGTCTTACAGGAGAGTATGCCGGCCGTATTATTATTCCATCTTACGATGAGAGTAACCGATTAAACTTCTTTGTAGGTAGAACGTTCGAAAATGCTTTTATGAAGTATAAGAACCCTTCTGCTTCTAAAGATGTTATCGTATTTGAAAACATGATTAACTGGGATCAGCCTATTGTTCTAGTCGAAGGAGTCTTCGATGCAATGGCTGTTAAACGTAATGCCGTTCCGATCTTAGGTAAAACCTTATCTAAGAGTTTAATGCAGAAATTAGTTTCTAACAAGGTCGAAGACATTTATGTAGCGTTAGATAGGGATGCACTAAAAAGTGCGCTAAGTTATTGTGAGCAATTTCTATCCCTGGGAAAACGTGTATTCTTGGTCGACATGTTAGATAAGGATCCCTCAGAGATGGGTTTTTCTAGTTTCACTCATCACGTACAACAGGCACAGGAGCTAACCTTCAGCGACTTACTGCGCCACAAACTACAACTAGCATGATCTATAAAGGTGCTAACGTTCTCTATGAACATAAGAGAAAAAACTTAATGTTCGACGGAGAATTAGAACAGATTACTTTCTTAGATAAACGAGTCTATAAGAAAGAAGAAGGAGTATATTACCCGTCCGTTACTACAGTTCTCCAGTACATGCCTAAGAATAAGTTCTTTGACAACTGGTTAAAAGACGTAGGTCACAACGCTGACCTTATCATGCGCAAAGCTGCAGAAGAAGGTACAGCAGTACACAATGCAGTAGAGGATCTTATCGCCGGTAAAGAGATTACCTGGATGGATGAATTTGGTAATGCTAAGTACAATCTTAGAGTTTGGCAGATGATTCTTAAAGCAGTCGACTTTTTTACCGTACATAAACCAGAAGTTATTGCAACAGAAGAATTTACGTTCTCCGACAAGCATCAGTACGCAGGTACTGCTGACTTGATTGTTAAGATGGATGGGCAGATTTGGCTATTAGACGTTAAAACCTCCAACAACCTACACCGTTCATACGACCTTCAGTTAGCAGCTTACGCTAAGGCCTGGGAAGAGATGTTTGGTCAGAAGATCGAAAGAACAGGTATCTTATGGTTAAAGTCTAGTAAGCGTAGTGCTTCCAAGAAAGACGGAGTATACCAGGGGAATGGATGGGAAATTAAAGAAGCTCACAACATCGATGATAACTTCGAACTCTTTAAGACTATCTACAGCTTATACAAACTTGATAACCCTACGACGGAACCTATTTATAATAGTTACCCAACTCGTATCAAGCTATGAAATTAATGGAAGCTCTTTTATCTGAAGCAAAAGCCCGACCAAAGGCGTTGATTATGGCCGGCGGTGCTGGTACCGGAAAGACTCATATGGTCAATACTTTGAAGAAAGCTGGTGCTATCCCTGAAGATATTACGATCTTTAATCCTGATCAGTATGTAGAGGACAAAAAGAGTCCTGCATACAATAATCTGTCTATGGCTACGTCCATGACTGATAAAGCAGCTTCCGACCATGCTTACGAAGGTGAGCCATTTGTATGGGATACAACAGCTAACAACCCAGACAAGACTGTAAACGATATCAGAGCAAAAGGCTACGACGTGATGATGATTATGATGATCACTCACCCGGCTATCTCTCTTCTTAAGAATTTTGAAAGAGAGCGTAACATTCCTAAGATCGCAGTATTTGATACTTGGATGAGAAGCTTTGAACTAATTAACTACTATCACAAGCTTTTGAAAGATAACTTCGTTATCGTACCGAATATGATGGGCGGTACTTATGATGCTGAGGTTCGTAAGTTTAACCATGCAGCTAAGAGAGGTGGAGAAGGTATCTTAGAATACATTGACTCGCTAGGAGAACTAAAATCATCCTTCAGAAAAGACTTTGAGATTGAAGATGAAGCTGCTTTAGTTGCTTACCAAGAGTTAGTAAAACCTCTTCGATTAGACGATAGCGACGAAGATATGACTAAGAATCTTAAGAAGCACTTTATGGCTACTTGGGAGAAGAAAGGTCAAGGCCCTACGTTTGACTCAATGAAAAAGAAGGTTGCCTCCATTGAACGTAATAGAGACTCAGCTGAGAAGAAATACAAGGAGGTACTTGATAGAATCGCTAAAGTTATCAATAGCGATCAATACGACTTAGTAACTAAAGGTACAACAGACGCTCAAGTAATTTCCAAAACTAAGAAGTTCTTTGCATGAAAGTAGCAGTATTTGGAGGAGGATTTAAACCACCAACCGCAGGACATTTTGGTGTAGTTGAAACAGCTACCAACCAAGTTCCTGATGCGGACAAATACATTGTATTCGTAGGTAAAGAAGTAAGAGACGGTATTGATCAAGATACTTCTTACGAAATTTGGAAAGTATATCAAAAGTACCTCCCGGGTAATGTTGAGATTGTAAAAGCATCTAAACCACCTATTGGAGAGATTTACTCATATGCTTCTAAGAACCCAGACGATCAAGTAGTTTGGATTTTAGGCGCTAGAGAAGGTAGAGAAGACGATCTAGGAGATATCCAAGACCGTACCTCATACTTCAGAAAAAATCAAGCAAAGTACCCGAATTTAGAGGTCAAGGTTATTCAAACAGCAGATGGCGGGATGAGCGGTACAAACGCTCGTAAGGCTATTCTAGCAGGAAACAAAGAAGAATTTTTTAAGTATCTTCCTGCGGTAGTTAAGCAGAAAGATCATATATTTGATATTCTATCTAAAGCGATGAATAACACACCAGAAAAGAAAATGGCTGATGCCATCGATGAAGTATTTGCAAACTTCTTTTATACTGAAGAGGATAAAGAATGGATGAACGCTCCAATGGGACCTATTAAAGAAGTCACAAAAGGCTCTCCGGCAGCACCAATTGCTGTACTCCCATCTAAAGAGAGACAGCGCCTGCAGGACTACACTGAACTAATCCGTAACGTTATATCTTCGGACTTTAATGTAGAGTTTAGAGGAGATCACATCTCAGTATCTCTACCTTACTTTGATAAAGAAAAAGACGGACGTAACTACGACGGAACTCCAAATCAAAGACTCCTCCCAGAAGAGACTATAGGTCAGTTTGAATTTGCTCCTCATATCGCTTCTATCTTAGAATACTGTATGGAGCAAGGCATGACAGTAGTGCCTATCCCTGATATTAAAATCAGACATGACGAAGAAAATGCTGCGAACCTCTTTGGTAAGACAGCATATTATCAGCCCGATACGCAAGAGATTGTACTCTATGTAACAGGTCGCCACCCTAAGGATGTTCTACGCTCTTTCTGTCATGAGCTTATCCATCACCAGCAAAATTTAGAAGATCGCTTACCAGTCTTTACCACTCAGAATACTGAAGAAGATGACGTATTAAGAGAGATTGAGCAGGAAGCTCACATGGGCGGTAGCATGCTATTCCGTCAATGGGAAGATAGATGCAAGATGTCTGAAGCTAATGATCCTCAAGACGGCAAAGCTGCTCCTTACGGTTCAGGCTACAACCCGGTTAAAGAAGGTACTAAGTATCGTTCAATTGTAGTCGATGTTAGAAAGGCAGTAAATGCGGCTATTAACACACTTCTATCAGGCGAAAAACTAAAAGGGTACAACGTTAAGACTAAAAGAGAGCCTTCAGATAAGGATAAAGAGATGGCTAAAAAATATGGCTTCTCTCCATTAGGTTTAATGCTCAATCTAGAAAAGCAGTATGCTAACTTAGGAACATTTCAAAGCAAGAGCGAGAAAGGAACTTCAACTGAAGTAGAAGTGAACCTTAAGTTTGCTCTTTCAGACGAAGTTAAACCTGGTAAGTTTTATGTTGACGGAGAAGCTTCTTCTGATGAAGGTTCAATAGACATTATACTAGCCTTCAACCCAGAAGACGGAACTAATATGCTTCAGTCTATTCAACCAACACTAACTGATCTTATCCGTCACGAGACTGAGCATCTAACTCAAAGTGGAGTTGAAGAGAAGCCTGGTAAATGGATGAGAGCTGATCAAGCTAGAAGAGCTAAGATTAGACAGAACCCTGAACTCTTTTATAAGTACTTCTTATTACCTAAAGAGATTGATGCCAACATTCAAGGGCTTTACGCTAAGGCTAAGTACGAAAAGAAAGATTTTCAATCTACAGTAGATGAATACTTAGCTACTCTAGTAGGGGATGGAATCATTACTCAAGCTAATAGTAAGCAAGTATACAACAAGTGGAAATCAAGAATACCGCAACTAGGTGGAATACCGGAATTAAAATAAAAATGGGAAAGTTAGCAGATTTACTACTTACAGAAGAAGAGCAGAACCCCACTGTTAAATTTAAGCTATACTGCGATATGGACGGAGTCCTTTGTGACTTTGATCAGCAGTTTATGAAGCTTCTCAACGACAGTAACTACGGCGGAAAGCACTATAGAACCGAAGAACTAGAGGGCATTAATACCCCTAGTGAGTTTGAATCTAAGTTCGGAGGACCTGAATTTTGGAAGTTTATTGATGAGATTTGCGGCAAGAAGTTCTGGGCAGAAATGGAATTCACACCAGGAGGTCAACAATTATGGAATGTAATTAGCGAATATAAACCAACTCTACTTACATCTCCATCCAGAAATATGATCTCAAGAATCGGTAAAAGATCTTGGGTTAAATCACATTTGACTCCTTCACCGCAAGGTATTATATTTAAGTATTCATCCTACAAGCAACAAGTAGCAGAAGAAGACGTATCAAAAGGATTAGAACCTATCTTAATTGACGATAGAAGAGATATTATTGACCGCTGGCAGGATGCAGGCGGAATTGGTATTCACCACCCTAAGAACGGAGATCCATCGGAAGTTATAAAAAGAATAAAAAAGTTATATGGAAAGTCAACTGAAGAAGGAATTTGATTCTAAAGCAGTAAACCGAGTTAGAAACCTTGTAAATAAGGATTACACCTCTCGTACCGTAACTGGAACAGGTTATGAGAAAAAGAGAGAGAAGCATAGCGAAGGCGATATCTGGGAAGAAGATGGTAGAACGTGGACTATCAAGAACGGTGTTAAACAAAATATAACTAAGTTAGATGCCGCTAAGAAAGCTGCTCAAACTCCTCTAACTTGCCCACAATGTGCTGGATCAATGAAGCACCATCTAGCTCAAAAGATGTACAAAATACATAAAATGTGCTTTGATTGCGTAGTAGATATGGAAGCTAACCTACGTAAGGCTGGCTTGTATGAGCAGTATGAAAAGCAGATGATGCAAGGAAATATGCAAGCCTGGGCAGCAGGATTAGAACAATGGGTACAAGATCAGATTAATGAATCTATGTCGTTTGTTACCGAAGACGGAGTAATGGAAGACTGGAACAGTAATGACAATCAGAACCAGAAACTACTTAAAGGAATGGCAGACTACCTAAAGCATCTTAAGGAGCACATGGAATAGCTATTTATAAAGAAATACCTATGCTTCTAACAGAATCTAAGCTTACCGGAGTATTAACAGAAGGTCTCAAATATCATTTAGAGACTAAGACTCCCCTCTACAAAAACGTATTCCGCCCAGGTTCAGAAGAATACTTCAAAACCATTAATCAGGCTCGTCTTTTAATGAATGAAGGCATGCTTACTGATTTATGTTTGGAGGACATGGAGCTTCTATTTGAAACAGAAGTAGGTACGTACGGCGAATATAACGGTCGAATGGTACCTTTAGATTTTCCAATGTTAAATGAGATTGCAATGGTGATTCCTTCCCCTGCTACCTCTTGGAGAGAAGCTTCACAGGAGCCTCTAGTAATGAAGATGGGGGAAGAGAGATGGATGGATTTAGCTGGTAAAGCTAAAGCAGCCGGTGGACTAGGATACCAGACTAAATACTCAGATATTAAGACATTCTTAGGAGAACTACCAGCCGGTACTGTAACCTTCTCAGATACTGATCAAGTACAGATGCCCACAGCATTAAAGTATATGGACGGTAATCAAGTCAATTATAAGCTTATAGCAGGTTCAGACGTACTAGCCTCTATCCTACCAGAAGATCCAGACCCAGACATGTGGGCAGTAGACATTACAGGTGAAGCTCAAGATACTCCTCTACAGGAGATTATTAACATGATCGATGAAGCAGGTCTTAAAGACTTTGAAAAGCAGGCTTTAATCATGAAGATTAAAAAAGCAGCTCAAGGAGCAGGATCCACCAAACATCTAGAGCGAATCGTTGACGACCTTATTAAGAGACTAGAGCAACCAAAAGCTACCGGAGTAAAGTATGCTTACGGTAAAAGAGTTGACGAAGCTAAATACAAAGGTAAAGAGGTTAAACTTAACAAACCAATGAGAAGCTCAGGACCTAAAAAATATAAAGTATACACTAAGAACGCTAAGGGTAACGTTATTGTAGTTAACTTTGGTGATGCTAAAGGAGGATTGACAGCTAAGATTAATAACGCTAAAGCTCGTAAAGCATTCTCAGATAGACATAACTGTCCTACTAAAAAGGATAAGACTAAAGCAGGTTATTGGTCATGCAGACTTCCTCGTTATGCAAAACTCCTTGGACTCAAATCAAGCTTTGGAGGATTCTGGTAAGAAAGTATGACCGAAGAGAGACATAGAATCGTTTTAAGTATTGTTATTGTGCTGTGCTTTGCACTTGTAGTGCATGGCATTCTTATCTCTATGCATACAGGCTCTGCTGTTGGTGATGAATGGAAAGAACTACTTTTATTGTTATTAGGCGCACTAATCGGCAATTTCGGTAAAGTTGTAGATTATTGGTTTAATAATAAAAAAGAAAAAGATGAGTGAAGTAAACAAATCGGTAGGTAACGATAACGCCGGAGCATCAGCAGGAGCATCTGCAGGTACTGAAGTTACAAACACATCAGTAAGTGCTGGTGTAGAAGCAAATGCAGAAGTACATGCTGGAGTAGAAAATACAAACCAAATCGGTGATGTAACCATCTCACAAGAAGCCCATGCAGAAGCTGAAGTTCATGCTGAAGCAACAACTGAAGCTGGATGGGATGGTAGAAACGCATATGTTGATGCACATGCAGAAGTAGGTGCCTCTGCCGAAGTTGGAGCATCTAACTCAGTAGAGTATGGCGGAGTAACTAACACAACCGAAGTACACGCAGGAGCAGAAGCTAAAGCATATGTTGGAGCTAGTGGTCAAGTAGGTGCCGATGGTGCTGAAGGACACGCCGGAGCAATGGCTGGAGCATCAGTAGGTGTAGGAGCATCTAATAGCACATACGATGAGAATGGTAATGGTGCTGAAGCAGGTGCCGGTGTATCCGTTGGAGCACAAGTAGGTGCTGAAGTAGGTGGTGGAGCTACGATGGATGATGGTGTTGCAACCATTGGAGTAGAAGGTGAAGTTGCCCTACTAGTCGGAGTAGACGTTGATCTCTCAGTCAGCGTTGATACTAAACCAGCTCAAGAAGCAGTCGTTGATACAGCAAACACCGTAGCTAAAGAAACTACCAAGGTAGTAGATAAAGTAGCAGAACCTGTAAACAATGCCGGTAAGGCAGCTGTAGGAGGAGCTAAAGATGCCGGTAATGCAGCAGTTGGCGGAGCTAAGAATGCAGGTAAGAAAGTAAAAAAAGCGTTTAAGTTCTAAATGAGCCGACCTTACACCGATATACAAATCGACGACTACTGCGTTCAACGTAAGTTCGATACTAATGTAGACTCTCAGGAGCTATACTGGCATAGAGACGACGAAGATCGAATCGTAGAAGTAATGAAATGCGGCGAAGGATGGAAGTTTCAAACTGACAATGAACTCCCTATTAACTTAGAAGAGGGTGTAACGATATTTATTTTAAGGCACGAATGGCACCGTGTCATCAAAGGTTCTGGAGACTTACTTATAAAAATTTACAAATATGGCAAAGAAGAAACAGTCCGATAATGAGATTATCGATGAAGTAATCGCACAATCAGCACCAGCTATTGAATCACTTCCAGAAGAAGTAATCGATGAAATTATTGCTGCCCCAGTAATTGAAGTAGTAAAAGAGAAAGCTGCCAAAGTAGCAACTAAAGCACCAGGTATGTACCACAATGGTCGTCTGATCGAGAAAGTTATCTCTAGATTAGGAAGAACATGGGCAGTTGCTATCGACGGTAAGAGAGAGAAAGTACTTAGATCTGAAATTGAGATTATCAAGTAATGGCTAAGATTAAGTCTCAATCCGCATCTATAGCTTACGAAAAACCAAACGTAAGCCGTCCAGGTGTACATTCTAAGACTCAAACTTCTCATTTAAAGAGTAGCAAGAACTATAAAAAGAAGTACCGTGGCCAAGGCAGATAAAGCAGCAATGCACGCTTTTATGAGAGACCTTATTAGAGAAGTTCTCACTGAAGAGAAACCTGGCCTATGGGCTAATATTAGAGCTAAGAGAGCTAGGGGGGAGAAATCCTCTCACCCTAACTCCAAGGCTTTCAAAGATGCAGTTAAAGCAGGCAAAGAAATCAATAAAAATAGCTGATAAGCTTCCTACCTCAGAAATCCGAAGAAGAACTACGTCAGGGAGATTAGGAGGTGAAATATAATGTTTTTGTAGTTTCCATTATACAGTAATTATGAAGAAGAGTAAATTAACAGAGATTATTAGAGAAATGATCCGCAAGCAAGACGGCAAATATGTTGTCTATCCTAAGCACGGCGGTAAAAGACTCGGTACTCATGATACTAAAGCAGCAGCTGAAAAACAGTTAGCTGCTATTCATATTAATAAAGAAGTTGTAGAACCTGCTGCTGAATCGGATGTTAATATGCTACAGCTTGCTACCGGTATTGGGGTAGAGTTAGAACATACTGATGATAGAGAAGAAGCTAAGAGGATTGCACTACAGCATTTAGCTGAAGATCCTCACTACTATAGCAAACTTTTAAAAGTAGGTTTAGAGGAGCAGGAAGAAACTATTGATTTTAATATTCAGGATATCAACGGAACCAAAGTAGTATTAGCTACATACGGTAAAGATAAGGTAGGAGCATTAAGACTAAAACCATACATGCAATCATACCAAGTAGACTCAGTGATTGTAAAACCAGAATACAGAGGATACGGAATCGGTAAAGAGATGTACAGATTAGCTCATGAAAAGCTAGGACCGCTTTACTCCGATGCTCATCAAACCGCTGATGCTGCTGCATTATGGCAGAGCCTAATTAAAAGCGGTGAAGCTAAAAAAGACAGAGACCTTTTTGTAATGACCGAAGGTATTGACGATCCAATGAACCCGGGCATACTAAAAAAAAGACTAGGAAGCCTGTCGTGTACCAAAGTTAAGGTTGCTAAAGGCAAGCTTAAAGACAAAGGAACCACATACGCTAAAGCCCTGCAAAGGTATTTAAACTACCACTGTTAAGCGCTATTTATAAAGAAATAACATTATCATGGCCATATCCTTTAAGAAAGAAATTATCTTAGAAGCTATTCAGCAAGTATTAGCAGAAGCTGAAACAGTAAAGAAAGTAATCGGACCAAAAGGCGGATCTATTGCTCAAGCAGTATCCCCGGAAGAAGAAATCGAGCTTAAGAAAGCTGGTGCTAAGATTGAGCCGATGGAGGAGGATCATAACGAGAATCCAAACGACGAATCAGATATGGCTAAGATACAGCTTCACAATACTGCTAAGTACTGTATCGAACTCTTAAAGATGATTCAAGACGGTCAGCAGTTAGACGCCTGGGTTCAAAGCAAACTTACTGTAGCTTTCGAGCATATTGATACAGTTAAGCATTACCTAGAAGGTGAAGAATATTTAGATTCTACTGAAGCTCCTTCCGAAGAAGAGCCAGAAGCCTTATACGAAGGTGCTACCTGCTGCGGTAGATGCGGCAGAGTTCACGAAAGCTCTCAAGAGTGTAAGAAGCCTTACATTTCAAAAAGTAGTCCTAAGCATTGCAGCAATAAGAAGTAATGAAGATTCAAGATCTAAAAAATATTATTGAAGAAGCTTACTACGAGCTTTTAGCCGAGCAGGGAATGATCTCTACTCCAGCACAAGCTATGTACGAGAAAGCTTGCAAGATGAGTGAAGCTCAACTTAAAACTCTGCTTAACGAACTAGAGACTCAAGAGTTCCTAGATGCTGTTGAAGATGAATTTGATCTAGAGACTCTAGAACTTATGAAAGGAGTACTTCAAAAACGAATTAACTTCTTAAATAAAACTCTAGATATCGCTAATCCTAGAAACGTAGTTAAAGGTTATGCTGGACACCTAACAGAAGCTGAAGGCGACGAGGAAGAAGTACCAGCTGAAGAAGAAACACCTGAGACGGAATTTCCTGATGCAGGAGAGGTAGAAGGTGAAGAAGAAGCTCCTGATGCTACTGCAGATATCTTAGCTAAGTTTCCTACTCTTAAGAAGACGTTAGTTCATTTAATGACTCCTGAATTTGAGGAGTTTGTTGAGAAGGTAGGTTGGATGTCTCCTAAACCATCTACATTTAAAGTAGAGTTTAAGAATGGACAAGACATACTACTAAAGTGGATGGGCAAAGGCTTTGAAGCTACAGTAGAAGGTAAAAGGTATTTCCTACAGAATCTAGCCGAATATCAGCAATGCCTGGATAAGATTACAGACATGCTTGCTTCCGGCCCAATTCAAAGTGGAATGGATGCCGTTAGCGGTGAAGATATCTTCGGGGGAGTAGAAGGCGGTGGCGGAGAGTTTCCTGGAGAAGAAGGAGGCGCCGCAGGAGCTGAAGCTGGAGCTGAAGCCGGTACTGAAGCAGGAGCTGAAGAAACACCAACAGGTGAAGAAGATGTATTTGCAGGAGTGTAATGAACTTGATAGATAAAATAATCACAGAATGGTCATGGAGAACCGCTAAAGGGTACCCTGACATTAATTCTTTAGAAGATATTCAAATACTTAGAGAATTTTTAGGAGAAGAGTTATACGAGGCAGCGTTTAAGCAACTGTCTTTCGGAGATTTAAAAAAATATGGCGGACCCCGTTTAAAAGTTTTACACGATAAAATCGAAAAAGGAGAGTCTTTTCTTGGAATGAACGATAAAGAATACGTACTCTCTTTTGTTAACGACGAGTATGCTACTTTATTTGCAAATCAAGATATTGATGGAATTGCTCAAATAGGAGCTCCAAGAATAAACAGTTTTCCTTTTTTTGAAGATGAAAACGGAAACTCTGTCACTATTGGGGACTTACTTAAAGCACCTGAATTTGGTGGAAAAGGGCAAGGATCAGGAACTACAAAAGAGGATTTAGCATTAGCAGGTATTAATAGCGCCTTACAGGAGTTAGGAGCTATCGATCTAAAGTTATCTCCAAATGGAAATGTCTATAAAGGTATTGTTAAAGCTTCAACAGTACCCGGAACTCCTAAGGCTGATTTTACATTAGATACGGAAAAAGGACCTGTGATCTTTATCTCACATAAAGACGGTTCTAAGCCAACTGACTTTCAACAGTACGGAGGATTTACCGGATTAATGGAAGAACCTGAAATTAAAGCTTTTATTGAAGATGTTAGTAAACTTACTAACGGATCATTAGAACCTAAACAGAGTTTTAAAAGAGCATTAAAAGGAGAAGAGATTAAATTAAAAGCTATTTACGGGCTAGAACAGAGCACGGAAAATTTTAATATTAATAACTGCCAGGTAGTATACCAAGGAAACGTTAAATTTGTTAAACAACCCGACAACAGTTATTTAGTAGAAAGTAACCACACATTATTAAACCCAGAACTCCCAACAGGAGGCTACGAACCTATCTTGTATGTAAGCTACAGAAAAGGAAGAAATTCAGCTGGGTTATTAAACTGTAGGTTTGGAATTTACCCAACTGCTAAAGCAGCATCAACGGTTACAGAAATTTAAACATTATATATTTATATAAAAGTTATGAATAAACTACCGTACTTAATCGCCCTCATTGCAATCGTAATTGCAGCAATGTATGCTACGGGACTACACAACCCGTATAAGGCAGCTTACCTACAGGAATTAAAAGACCAGAAAGAAGCTAGCCAGGCTAGAGAACTACAATTAGTAAAACGTATTGACTCATTAGCTTTTGCAGCCGGCTTACTACAAGCACAGGCTGACTCTATTGAGAACGCTTTAGATATCGAGGAAGCAAAACGTAAAAGAGAAAGAGATGCATACAATAAAAAAATTGCTGAGCTTAGCAGGCTTTCTGTTGATAGCCTT